CCATCGCCCGATGTGCCACCAGACAAACTGCCACCAGCTTGAATAATTTGTTGAGCCAATTGATTAGCCAAACTATTGCGGTCAGACTGAACACCAAACCTAGACTGGAACAACTGTTGCTGTAATGCGGCAAGCGCTTGCGCTTGCGCATTCTCTGCCTGTCCTTGATAACCAGCACGTTCTTGACCTAAACCAGTATTAAACAACAACTGTGCCATCTGGGACTCGGCACCACGAGAACCAGCACCTTGCTGAGCAATACCGCTAAGAACATCAATAAGGTTTTGATAGTTTGCAGCCCCCTGTTGAGCCTGTAGCTGGTCTGCTTGAATCTGTCCCTGCACAGGCTGGTCGGACACACCATAGGCGCTCAGATAGCTTGTAAGAGCGTCTGGTGCGGTTCCAGCAGTTGCCTGCATGCCAGCATAGGGGTTGTTTTGATTTTGTGCAAGATATTGGTTGAGGGCATTAAAACCAGCCGTACCCAAGCCAGATGCCACATCGTATCCCTGGCCGATGTTTGTTTGCGCACGACCATAGGCATCCCGAACATTACCTTCGGAGAGTGCACCCTGTTGATTAATCATGTTAAGCAGTTCATCAAAGCCTTTGCCGTACTGACCGCTCGTGTAATAGTTTTCCATTCCACCCAGAATGCGAGCGCTTTGTGCACGGTCGTAACCCAATGCAGCAAGAGCGTCTTGGCGCTCTTGCGCATCTTTTCGACGCTTATATTCAAGTTCGGCATAACCAAGTCTTGTTGCTCCGCTGTCCCCGCCACCACTACCAGAACCATAAGCACCCAATGCTTGTGCTAATTTAAACCAATTATTATTTGCGTTGGATGGTTTATATGCCAAATCATATGCCTCAGGATTTCCTTGCGCTATTGTCGCGCGTAACTCATTCTCGTAGGTGCTGGGAATTGGACTGGTAACAGTTCTAAAATCATTTTCCATACCCGTGTATGGATTAAAACCTTTGCCTGCTGGGTCCCAACGGATAACGCCAGATTCCTCAACTGTATTTTTCATATTAGACATTAAATCATCCCCATTCTGTTTGCGTAAAGCTGACGTGCAGCATTAGCAATGGTTTGTGCTTTTTCCGACTCCATGTCAGCAAGTTGATTCTTGAACGCCTCAAGACGCTGCGCTTCGCCAAGGTCATACATCCGCTGTTCTCCCAATTGTTCCTGGTCGTAATCCCCAAGATTACGAGCGCGTTGTTTGGCTAAGGTCTGTAGCCCACGAGAAAAAATACCTGACTTAACATTTGGGCCAACGAGTCCACGTCGAGAATATCCCGCTACAACTCTTGGTTGTGCTTCTTCGTATTGACGCAACATATCTTGACGCCCACGAGTTCCTCGTTGGCGAGCAAGAAAATTAGCATAAGCATTCATGGCCCCAGTTGCGCCATATTGTTGCGTGTACCCGCGCCTGCGAGCTTCGTATTCAGCTGGATTATATGCCATTACTTAATCCTTTGATAATCCCTGCGATTTGATTGAGCCATTTCAATTTGTATCTGTTCAATTTTTTCATTAATGCGACCAATCTCCTGCGACAACGAAGAAAAGATTTGTTGCAACGCAATAGCGTCGTCCGTCTTCAATGCGTTGACAATTGGAGTGTTCCATGTTCTCATTATCCAAATACCTGCGAACCCAACACAACCTGGTCGCTATCGCCGGTTACGCTACTGCCGCTAGAAGCGGCCGTAATACGACCCTTAGCATCAACGGTGATATCCGCAGTTGTGTACGAACCAGCAGTTACGCCAGTTGCAGTTAGGTTATCGGAGTCGAGTGCATTGTTGTCAATGTTTGCACCAGTTGCCAAACCATCAACAAATGTTTTAATAGCGGTGAAGTTGCTATTAACTTCACCAGCTTCAGCAACTGTTCCGTTGGTAAATGAATAAGGTACTGTAAGTGGCATTATCCTGTCATCTTTCGGTTGTTGTACTTAATTGCAATAGAGTCAAAACCCCAGTCAAGCGATAGTGGTCCAGTAAACAATAAACTTACCGAACGGCAAAAACCAAGATTTGAACCATTAATAATTTGAACACCTTCTGATTGCTTACCCCACAAACCAGTCCCCCAAAGGTCGGTACCCCAAATCATTCCTTCACCCGCTGCACCAAGGGTTGCATTAAATTGTTTGCGTTCAGAACCAGATGATTCTTCGTAATCGTGAAACACTTTCACGTTTACAATTCTTTGTGTGTCAACTTGCTTAAAAGCAATATCTGGACGGCGGAACATTTTCTTCTGAGCATAGGTTCTGCCATCAATCCAACCGGTTCTGTAGTATGAAGCAAAACCAGCAGGCGTTCCCGCGATGTTGTCTTGTTCCTCGTCGTACAAATCAACTTTCAACACATACGGTTGTGTTGGGTGAATCATCAATCGTAAATTGTCATTGTTTGAATCGGTCCAGTTAATGCCACCAATAACACCCTTGCTGTCTGCTGTAGCAAACTGCATGTATGCACCACCACGACCAAGTGATGGGTCAAAAACAAAATTAACAGTTGGGGCTGTTGCCGACGATGTATCATCGTACGGCAAAGCCAACCAAACACGACGACCAACATAGGAAACGCTATAAGGTTCCGTGCTCAATGCACTAAGTTCTTTGTCGTCCACAATTGGGCGCAAGGCATCAAAAACATCTTCAACCACAGAACCGTTGTAATAAAATAAACCCTCTGGGGTTGAGTAAAAAAACACACCTTGTTCCGCTGCGGCAATACTGTTGCGGCTAGAACAACCAAGAGTATTTGTCAATTCCACAACATTAAAGTTGTCTGATTCCGTACCAACCAACAAATAGATTGCATTAGTTTTGAAAATAACTAGTTGACCCTGCACGACAGCCAAGCCATTTATTCCACTACCGCCGCCCTTGACGTCAATGTAGTCGTCTTCCATCCAATCCTCGGGCAAACCTTCGTGCGACCAACGCACTCGGTCAGGATAATTTACGCCATTTTCCCTTGTATTGGCTACGAACATTTTGTTGGCATGCACAATGTTGTGTTCCGCTTTTGGCATGTATCCACCCACGGGACTTACATAAGCTTGCCATGTAGGACCAGATGCGGTTAAGGCTGTTGCGTATGTGTCTGTTGTATTCCATTTGTATCCAGCCGTTGCTGTTGCTCCTGTGCTGATATATAGCGTTGAACCCCAATTGGCAAACGACGCGCCATGCGCGTTCGTTGTAGCAATGTCGTTACCCGATGAGTAGGCAAGAGTAGAAAAGTTTCCACCAGTAGAACGATAAACCTTTGTGCTATTCGCCAACATAATTGTTGACGTAGCACCATAGAAGGCATGAAGTTTGTCAGGTGCCCAAGTACCTGCAACAGCAGTTGTATTTAAACGCTGCATTGCACCACGACTAAACACGCCACCACGAGGGTCAATTTCAACATTGAGCATGTCTGGCGACTCGTTTTTGGCAAGCAAGAACTGGTCGGCTCGAAGATTCAGGCCGCCAGTAAAGTCGTCATAGCGCTCAAGAAGAATCTGAGCCATTATGTACCTAGCGTTGCGCCAAGGGTTTGCAGCCAACGACGCATAGTTGGATACTGCCTACCAGCCGACATCAACAAAGGTCTTGCGCTAGGGGTCTTCATCAAGTCACGGCGAGCCATAGCTACGCCTTCTTCAAACGACCTGAGATACATTGCTGAAAGCTCTGGGTCTTCTTGGCGCTGATAAACACGAGCCAACACAAAATATGCAAGCAAAACATGGAACCACTCATCAAGGTCAATTGCCTCAGATGTGTTCGTCAACCAAGTGTAAACAGGGTTCCGATAAGCGCGAAGTGTTATCGCATAAATGGCATCAGGCTTTGGATATAGGTGTAGCTGTGCATCCCATATTGCGTAAAAGTATGGGCGGGAAGGAACGTCAGTATTACCCAACCAAATGTCTTCTGCGTTGTCGTAGGGAATCATCGTTAAACGACTACCTGCGCTAGATGTGTCTACGAGAGATATGACTTCTCGAATATCGCCAATTGTAGATATTGTGTATGGTCGCTGACTTGCAACTGTGTTGAATGTGTACGTTTCTTGGTATTTTGGCCATCGGCGCTCAAGAGCGATAATGCGCTGAAATGCTTCTTTCACAGCATTGTCAATAATGGTGTTTGGCAAATCTACCGAATCAAGGTCGGAGATGTTTCGCACCATAGTGCGAACATCGGCAAGGCTCATTGTCATTATGATTCACCTCTGCTTCGTAGATGCCCCATGCAGTAATCGGTGCCTTTGGCTTTTCGACCCGTACATGTATCATCGTTTGCAGCACAAAAATTACCGCGTCCAAGATATGGACCGCTTGGTGGTGCTTGGCGTGAGCCTGGAACTTCTGCGGAAGGACGGATACCTTGTATTGGTACGCCGTAATATTCACCGGACAATTGTGCGTTCTTCATCACTACTTGTCCTTTTCGTTACTTGGGGTATGCCCTGGAAGGTGGGGGGCACACCCCAAATTACGAATTAATTAACTTTTTTGGGTCAAACCACTTCTGCGACGATTCTTGATTTTGCGATAAGCGTCCCGAACTGATTCTCGGGTATCGGCGCTTTGCATAAATCTGCCACCAGACGAAAGGTTGGTTTTAGGTGCTGCAACCTTTTGACCTATGTACGCTTTTCGGGCAGAAGTATTGTTTGTTCGCATTTCTGGTTTCGTGCTTACTTTGGTTTTTGCCTTTTTTACCGCATTAATTTGTTTTCTTGCACGGCGAACTTGCTTTACTGTTTTGCCTTTACGGACAGACGCACCAGCGCCCATCCCAAAAGCTTCTTCCATTCCACGCATGATTAATTATCGTGGACTATTTTTTTTGCGTGGCGAACCGTAAGCATCCGCACCCTTGCGAGGCTTGTACGATGTTACATTCTGACGCTTAGCAGGCATGTTGCGCTCTTTTGCCGAAGTTGTTTTACCCAACTTCGTATCTGAATCACGAAACTTTGCACGCTTCTTGGTGCCTGGAGCTATTGCCATAGCACGACCCGAACTGTACAAACCACCTGATTTGTATGTTCCTTTTGCTACGCCTTGTTTTCTGGCTGGGCTACCGTAAGCATCTGCGCTTCGCATCGCCTTACGAACTGGTTTACGTTTTGCTGATGGCATTGCTTTCTCCTTTTAATAGTTGTTGGGTGGGGGCTTTTATCCCCCACCCAAACATTATATCTATTTGCGGTAGATGCTAACCGTATTTGCTGCGGTGAAAACACCAACAAACGTAGCTGAACTAGCAGCTGCGATTGTTGCACTACCTACAAGCGTTACGCCAGAAGCGCCAGCCGTGAGGGTAATTGCGTGTGTTGATGCTGCAAGGTTCACAACCGAGAATCGGAAAGAACTTCCAACTGCTTCGTCTGTAAAAGCTGCACCCAATTCAGCACCTGTTGGTGTCGTGAGGGCACGACCTGTAGTTGGGGTCATTGTGTAGACGACCTCTGCTGCTCCAGCAAGTGTTGCTGCTGATTGTGTGGTTGCTGCGTCAGTTGCTGCAACAACAGTTACTTTTTCTTCCTTGGCTGCCCAAGTTTCAAGACGCTTGCGTGTTACTGCACCGTCTGTGTCATTTGCGATTAATGGCATTGTAGTTTCTCCTTAATTGTTAAAGTTATTAGGCTGTCTTGGCTGTCAGTTTACCCTGCTTAGCACGGTTACGGACTGTCAAGTTACCGTAGCACATGATAAGTGCGTAACGAGCATCTACGTCTTCTGGAGACACGAATGCTGTCTGTGAGAACCACTTGCCTGAGTGACCTACAAGTGTGAGGTACTTAGTGTTGAGCATGTAGAACACACCAGCTGTGCAATGCACATCGTACATTACAGGAGCAGCCTTGAACAGAAGGTTCTGGAAACCAGCATCTGCTGTCTTGGTGTCTGTGTAACGCAACTGTGGTTGCAACAAGGCTTCGTACTTCTCAAACAAAGTTTGAGTTGTGAGAAGCAAGTCTGGGTGGTCGTTACCTACTGAAACGTTGTTGTAAAGCGATGACATGTCAGCAAGTGACAAAGCAACTGCGTCATTGTCTTCCTTTGATTGCCACCACGAGTAGGTGCTCGAGTTAATGCCACCAACGGTGTTGCCTGATTCAACAAGGTTGCCCAAGCCGTTCCAGTCTTTTCCGCTGTTGCCGGTGCCGTCTGCGAAGAACATTTGGTTAAATGACTCGCGCATTGACTCCTCAGCCTGCATGATTTTGGCTTCAAGAAGGTTGATGATTTCTTGCTCACCGTTGTTCTTGGCTTCTTCGATGCCGCTGATTGCGATGGAAGCTGCATATTGCTTCCACTCAAACTCAGCTGCTGAGATGCCTTCTTGCGGTGTGAGCGAGAGTGTCTCGTATCCGCTGTACGAACCAACTGTGCTGTTCTGTCCGTAGATTAGAGGCTCAACGATTTTTGTACCACCGTTAAGCATGCGAATGCGGCCACCCTCCATCAACTTGTAAGTCAAAGGACGTGCGGTGAATACGTTGTCGGTCAACGTCGAGCGATAGTTCGCAAGCGTTGTTGTTAATAGATTATCAAAGTTGCTGTTGGCAGCGACCATAGTAATATCTCCTGTTGTTAGTGTTAGCCGTTAATTTGGCGTTTCGCCAATTCAAAAGCATCGCGAAGTGTGGTTACGGGCTTGGAAGACACGTCGGCGCTTTTAGCTGAAGCGCCCTTGGACACAACAGTCGCTTCCCGTTTCGCTTGAACAATAGCTTGTTCTTCTTCCGCCTTCTTAGCTTTTAACTGAGATGCGGTCAAACTTTGTTCAAAGATACGGTCAAACGCTGTCTGTTTATAGACGGCTTCCAGATTTGAATTGCCTGTAGCCAAAGCTTTAGCAATTACTTCATCTGCGTCAAATGCGTCGCCATATTTCCGTGACAGAGACTCAACTGTCTTCTCCAAATCCCGCATTGCTTTTTCTTGTTCAAATGCTTTCATTCGAGATTCTAGTTGTCGGTACTGTTTCTCAACTGGGTCCAATAACAGTTCGTCTTCCGACGATTGCTGTTCTTCTAAACCATAATGTTGTTTCAACAATTCCAAAGTGTTTTTTGGGTCGTTTTGCAAGGCTTCTTGCAAAGCAGCACCAAACTGCACCTGTTTCCGTTGCTCACTCAATTCCTGTGTCTTGCGGGTATAGTCCGCTTGACGCTGGTATCCAGCAAGCGCCTCCTTTAGTGGAACATCAATTTCCTCACCAGCGACGTTTAGTTTGACAGGTTTGTCAGCGTATTCGTCCCAAGCAAAATAATCGGTGCTTACTTCGGGGGCTTCACCTATTTCCGTGCTAACTTCTGCTTGTCCAACAGTTTCTGCTACTGGGGCTTCAATTGCACTATCAACGGTGTTATCATTACTCATAGAGTCCTCCAACGGTTTGCTCTATACCTAACGCAAAACCGTTACATAGCTCCTTGAGTATTTGGTAGCGGTGCGCCCTGCGCAAGCAATTGTGCAAGAATTTGTGGCGGAATATTTGACGGCATAGCCATGCCACCCGTTGGTGGCATTGGCCCCATATCAACAGGTGGACCTTGCTGCATTGGTATTCCTTGTGGCATTGGTTGTTCTGGTGGCATTGGTTGACCACCCTGTTCTGCGCCGGGTGGTGGTACAGGCATCATCGGTTGGGCGTTCACAAAAGACGCCGCACCCCGAATACCGAAACCGTATTGCAAAACGTAAGTTGCAAGTTTCGGCATATCCAAAATGCCAGCACCAGCAAACGGTGCCATAGCATCCACAACCTGCATTGCCATCTGGCGACGGAATGACTCATTGACTGGCTGAGTTGAACCACCCTCAACAATGAAGTCAAATTCACCTTGAATGTAATCTCGGTCAAACTTCAGCCAAATTGGAGAGGCTTCCGAGCCCACAATACGAACAGCCTGTTCGCCAGTCATAAACTGTTGTGCAAGCATAATCAAACGACGACCGCATTCCCCAATGCTCTTTTCGACGATTGCCAACTTGTCCGAAACGCGAGCATTGGCAGCGTCCTGAATAATTGCCGCCTCTGTTGCCGTTCGACGAATTTCTGGCATTCCACCACCCTGATATTCGTTAAGTCCAGAGACTGAACGAATATCCTCGGAAATCAATTGTGATTGGTTGTAGAACTCTGGTGGGTTAATTACTGCCGGCATTGGCGTAATTACGTTGTTAATGCTTTCGTCAGAAACAACTGGCACCATTACGTTGTCTTCATCCGACTCAAGGGCATTGCGACCATCTGTATCAAATGCTGTTTCTTTGTATAACCACTTACGAGAGAACCGTTTACGGTGGTTCATCATCTGTGTACGGGTCAGATTCAATTCGTGTTGTAGTGGCTCAATTGCTTCTAGTTCACCCATTGGGTAAAAATAATCTGGTATATCGTAGTTGCGTAACATTGTGTACGGATGTCCGAACAAGAAAGGCATTTTTGTTGGCGAAACAAGAAACTTGTCTGAGCCATCACAAAACACGGACATTGTATTTTTATCAATGTCATACCATTCCCAAATCTCAACATATGAGTTATCTTTGTCTGTTGACATTCGTGGACGGAACTGGTCTTGTCCCCACTTTGAATAATGCGAAGGCGCCGCGTCCGCGCGCGCAGAAGCATTGTATCTTTTGTCTTTCTTTACGTCTTCTAGCGGACGACGAGTGCGTTGTGCAATCCAACGGATATCGTCCATTGATGTTGCGTCTGGGTCAACATACATGTCAAACAAAGAAACACGCTCAACAAAAGCTCTATCTTCTTTAATGATTAATTCTGATTCAACGGCGGCTTCCGGACCAGGCGTTGTTAATTCATCGTATGAATCAAAGTTCGGTGTTTCGTCTTTTGCTTTTTCTTCTTCAACGTAACGATAACCAGTCTTTACCCACCCGTGTCCGCAAATAAGAAAGTCTTTAACCGCACGGCGAAACTGCTCTTGACAACCATAATGTTGCCACCAGTAGTTGATAATTGCTTCCGTAACAATTGCCTTATCGGCATCTTCTGGCCGTTTGGCGTTTACCGTAATTTTTGGGTGATTAATAGATACGGCAGGCGAAATAACGTTGATAGTTGCAAACGCAATGTTTACCAACAACTGGTCTTCTTTGATGTCGGTACGATGATGTTTGCCACGGTACAAATCAATTAGACGACTCCAAAGGTCGTCGTAGCGTTCTTCTTGTCGCCAACGGCGTGACTGTTCCAGCTTCTCTCGATACTTCTTTAAGATTTCCGTGTTAGTCATTCGTGCCATTATTTATCCTCTTTACCCTTGTGCCAACCAATATGTTCATCTAACTTACTGCCGACCTTATCCACCTTTATGCCTATTGCTTCCAGCAACTCCCTACCTTCTGCATGTTGTTCTGAGTTTTCTTTGCGTAGCTTGCTCAGGACTACTACTACCGGGCCCGTAATAACGGCAACGACAATCGGGACCCAGATTTCAGGCATGGCATTAAATCCAACGACTGCCAACGGGCTCGGCGTTGATGCCATTTATCTTGGCATCTGCAACCTGTTTCTGTTGACGTTCCTTGATGGTTGGTCCATGAAAGTCTTCTTTGCCGTAGGTAAACCCTAGATTTACCGTGCCTATGTGGCATTTAAAGCAAATAGCACCCCGCCTTGGCAATTCTGGTGCATAAAACTCTGTAGAACAGTTGTCGCAGGTTATGGAAAGCATCAATACAATCCTAAATCGTTACTTTTCTGACATTTTCTGCCCCGATTGGTTGTCTTCCCTCTTTTGGTGCTTTCAGAATGTGCTGGCTCCACCAATCAAACGTATTCTTTTTGGGGGCAACGGTAATTCGATATTCAGGTAGCCAAACATATTTAAGCATCTGGTTACAGATAGCCAAAGACATAACTCTGTCGTCATGGGGCGAACCGTGCATCTTGCCATTTTGTTGACGGATAAAAGTGCGTAGTTCGGCAACTGTTGCTTTGCATGCAATATACAAAGCACCATCTCGCATGTTCCCGTTTAGTTCGTCAATGGCTAAAGGTTTAGAAACCGATGTTGTACGCCAACCCAAAGTCTCGCTAACCGTAGGGTTGCGCTGACCTAACCGTCTTTGACGAAACAGGTTCTTGTATCCCACGCGTTGCAACCCTTTCAGGGTTGTCAACCCGTGGTTGTTTGACTCAACACCAATCAGACAATGGTTGTACCACCAACCCAAAGCAAACAAAACTTCTTCACCAAATATGTCTGCGTCCACATGACCATGCCAATGTGCTACAACCAAACCTGTTTCGACATTGATTACATGTGCAGAACTAAAGTCGCCATGACCTAGACCTTCGGCAACGTCAGCACCAATAACATAAACCTGACCACGCTCAGGGAACTCCCACACAGCAAGTTCACCACCATCTTCCCTGAACTCATAAACACCCTTGCCCATTCCTTTGTGTAAGTAACCACGACTTGGTTCTTCGGGCTCATACGCGCGCAAGGCTTCCAAATCAAACACAGGACGACCAGAACGGATAAAGGCTTCGTCTGGGTCAGATGGATATTCTTGTGCCATTTGCCAATCAGGCAAGTCACGCTTCTTGGCTTCGTACCATTCTTCGTCACGGTCGCCAGCAGACCAAGGGAAAAAGATTCCCGTAAATCTATTTGTTTTTGTTTGGGAACCAACCCACAACTCGTGAAATATGTTGCCCTCACCGTTGGCGGTAGATAGACAAATGACACGACCGCCGACATCGGCAATTGGCTCAATGGATGCCCAAGCTTCGCTTGGGTTTGGCAAAAACGCCATCTCGTCAATGATTACCAAGAATACCGATTCACCTCGGGCTGGGTCGTTGCCTGACGGCAGCGACTCAACCGCAGACTCGTTAGCGAACACAATCTTAAGTTGATTATCGGAAAGCAACTCTGGACCATGTTTGCGCATCCATGCCGGCAACATCTTGTAACCGTACTTTGATTTCTGTAACAACTTGGCTGCTTCGCGCTCTGTGCGCGAAAGCATAACAATAAATCTGTCGGGCCAAAAGAAAGCCAACCAAAATGAATATGCAGACGCAAGGGTAGAGAACCCAATCTGTCGTGCTTTAAGCACTATCGAGTATCGGGTGGATAACCATGTGGCAATTGTTTCTCGTTGCGCATCACGCAACTCAAACTTGATACGACCCCGTTCAGGGTGGCGTATCATCCAATAGTTGGAACAGAAATATTCAAATGCTTCAACCTGTTGTTCTAAGGTTGCGTCCTCAGGACCTTTACATTTTCTCCATTCCTTCTCGTTGAGAAGGTCGGATAATTCCATTACTTCTTCTTGGTCTTAGTTCCAAACGCTGCGCTAATTTCTGCTGATGTAAGCTCGCCATCAACTGACGCTGCGGCAAGTTTCTGTACAACACCAAACAAGGCTGTAAGTCCTGCAACACCAGCCGACTTAATCACATCAACACCGAGGATTGCTCCACCTGTGATGATTGGTAATGCGCTGGCAATAAACAACGATACAAGTCGTTGTCCAAGGTCTAAGGCTTTTGCAATTGCTGAGTTCATTTTTCATCTTTCTGACTTAGGGTTATTACGGAATGAAGAACCACGGCAGTACCTGTCAAAAACACAGCCTGACGAAAAGTGGGTCCAGACAAGGTAATTAATACCATGCCCGTGCCCGCCCAAGTCCAAGTGTTCTCAGCTAGATAGTTAAGTAGTTTCTTCATAATTTACCTGTCTTAATATGTACACTTGGTAACATCGTTAACAAGGACCCAATAACTACAAGGGTTCTACGGGTGCGAACCGGCACGTTAGAGCCGGTTGGCACATATTCATCAAATTTAGAACTAAAAATATCAATAGTTTTCTCAAAAACTTGCTTGATTTCTGTTGGCGCTTCCTGAATGGCTTCAGTAAACGCCTCCAACTGTTCCTCAGATAATTCGTCCACAACGATTTGTTCAAAGAGTTCTTCAGCTTGGGTTTCGGTAATAGCAGCCAAAACTTCAGGGCTTGATGCTATTTCCGTTGCTTGGTCCGAGGTGATATCCGCGGCTAAGACTTGGGTAATAGCCTCCACAATCTGTTCAGGTGCGGCTTCGGTAAGGGTTTCTAAGATTTGTTCTACTTGTTCGTCAGTGACGGGTTCATCTTCGATGACTTCTTCCAATACTTCTGTTACTTGTTCGTCTGCTACAAGTTCGGGTAGAGTAATAGGTGATGAATCCGTTTCTTCTAATAGTGTTGTTTCTGTTATATATTCCGGCAGCTCTATTGTGTCTTCTGGCTGTTCTGTTTCATCAAGAACAGGCCCGACTTCGTAGTCGGGAAAAAATGTCTCAAGAATGGTTGTCTCAACAGGCACAACAGGTTCTTCAAGAGGACCGTCAGGATAGGTTATAAATGTTTCCGGTTCGGTTATGTCAGGCAAAATCACTTCGTCTGGTTCGGTTATAAATGTTTCTGGTGCTGTGGTTTCGGGTAAGACAACTATGGTTTCGGGTAAGGTTATGGTGGTTATCGGTTGAGTCTCGATGGTGGGATTAGTAGTGGTGGTTTGCGGGGGAGTGTAAGGTGCTTGCGTTGTTGTCGGGGCTGGTTGAGTTGTTGTGGTCGTGGTTGTCGTTGTACTTTCAACTGATGTGGTTGTGCTTGTCTGAACTGGTTCGCTGGTTGTGGTCGTTGATGTGGGAAGGGTTGTCGTAGATGTCGAAGTTGTTGTGGTCGTTGAGGATGTGGTTGTTGAAGTTGTTGTTAAAGTTGTCTGCGAGACTCCGTTAGTAGTAAACGCGGAGTCTGGGACTATCGCCCAGCCTTCATCATCAATCTTCCAGGCGAGCATTAGACAGGCAACCCCGCCGTTCTCGTACATCCACAATTCTAAAGGCTGGCTACCTGCATCTAGTTCTAGTTCATCTGACATACTCCACGAACAACCTTGGTCATTCCAAACACCGAATGTGTTGCCGTCAATAGTTATCTCGCCGCCGTCATCGTGTGCGAGCATGAACTCGATTGTCTGATGCTCAGGGATATCTATGTAGCCGGTCATGTGGACCATGAACAAGTCGCCTGTGCAGTCCTCGAATAGTTCGCCGTCGTAGTTTCGGTTGATGTTGTTCTCTGTTTCTGTACCGCAGACAGGGTATTCGGTGGTGGACTGAACGGGTGGTATTTCGTCGATTGTGTAGTAGGTGGTTGCTAACCCTGGTGTTGGTTCAGCGTTCGCTTGGTTTGGGAATACTGCGAACAGGATTGCTGGTAGCGGAATAAGCCACCTAGTTAGATTGCGACCCACATCATTTAAATTTTGGACCAACACACCAACACACCAACGAATTGCGAACACCTTTGGTTATTTCGGTAACTCTATGAACCATAAAAGACGGAAAAACAATTAAAGTTCCAGCCGTCATCTTTGGTTGATGTTCTTTTTCTAAATCAAAAAACTCAAATTGACCGCCATCAAAATTGTCATTCAATAATAAAGTAACCGACAATTTTCGAGTTAATGGCTCGGCATTATTGCTTAACATAGTATCCATATGCCAATCATATTTGCCTTTATCTTTTGCTTTGTATTCCGTAAACTGATAATTGTGAAAACCAACTAAATCAAACTTATAAAAGTTTTGATTTAATGTGTCAATCGCAGATGCCAATTTGTCGTAAAACCATTTACATTCATTATTGTACTCAACCCAAGCAATATTGGATTTGCGAACATCTTTTCTTTTAGAAAGTTGCAAACCATTACCTATTTCTCCTATTTCTTTTGGCAACAAATCACAGTAAGTAATTATTTTTTTTAGTTCTTGACGGTTAAATAACTCGTGTTCATAACAATACGGATAAGTAATTGAATGGGTTTCGTTAGGTTTGTAATGAAGCATTGTTTAATTACAGCAATAAAACAAAATTAATTTTGTAATCACAATTACGCAAGTTCGGGTTTTACAAACTCATCAGCGTCAGGGTCATAGGTGAAACCGATGCCAGCGTATGTGCCACGAATGTTTCCGTTATATGAAGTGCGTTTACAGGTCAAGCCTGAGTGCCACGGTTGATTCTCGTAGAACTGTTCCCACGCTTCAGTAGAACCACCAACCTCTACACCGTTATCAAGTTGTGTAACCGTTTCATCAACACCCGTAATAACTTGAACTACAACATTGTCAGAATTGATAAGTGCATAGTGCGCCATTAGATGACCTCTGTTCTTAATTTAATTGTTTTACGAACATCGTGCATACCCAACAAACCATACACCGCATCGTTTTCAGGCAAAGTATTTTCTATATTCTCTAGGTCGTGTTCAAATCTTTTTGCATCAATGAAAGAATAAATCTTGTCCAGCACTTCGTTTGTGTCGGCAACCAGTTCTGCGTAATCAATAAACAAAAACTCGCCTTGATTAACTTGTTTCGCCCATTCAACACCACGCAAAGAACGCATCAAAGGTTCGCTGTCCTCTCGTAGATATTCGTTTGCATCAAAAGGTTTATTGTTCAATTTGTGAAGTGACTCAAATGAATTGAGAATTTCATCTGTTGGTCTAGTTAGAACGATTGTTTTTGGTGTATCAGTAACATATCGGCGTAACAAATCTTGGTTAGGTGACAAAGTCCACGAACGGCATTTATCAACCACGATTGGTCGTGTCGTATTTCGATAATAAATATCGGGAATTGCTTTAACGAGTTGATACGCCGTGTCATAACGATAGTTTGCATCTAACTGTTCTTTTGATGTTGTTTCACAGGACTGTTGCATATCCCACATCAACTGACACACAGCCGAATTACCTTCAGCATAAATGTCAGGGTTCTGATGCAAGATAGCCGACAACAAAGTTGAACCTGAGCGTGGCAAACCACTAAGAGCAATAAATTGTCTCACTACGCCCAACTTAAATTGCCTGAACCAGCAGTAATGGTCGTAACTTTATTACTTCCCGATGTAGCCGTTGAACCTGTAAGTCCAGCACCAATAGTGATTGTGTATGTCGATGGATAGCGCACAATCACGACACCGCTTCCACCCGCTGCTGTTGTATAACTACCACCCGTGCCTCTGCCACCGCCACCACCGCCACCTGTATTTGCTGTGCCTGCTGTGCCTGCCGTTCCGGCTGATGCGCCACCAGCACCACCGCCACCAGCACCACCAGTTCCCGATGCTGCATTATATCCGCCACCGCCACCGCCACCGCCATACGACACAGATGAACCAGTAATATCGTTGCTTGCCCCAGCACCACCATTACCGCCAGCACTTGATGGCGAACCAGCGTTGCCACCTACTGCGGAAGTTCCGCCACCACCACGACCACCCGTGCTACCACCACCACCAGCAAAACCCTGACTAGTAGTTCCTGAACCAGAAGTAGCACCATACGCACCACCACCACCACAACCGCCACCACTACCAGCCACCTCAATGGTGTATGAACCGCCAGCACCGCCACCAGTTGATGTATATACATCAAAAGATGAGTTACCGCCGTTAGACCCTTTTGTAATATTTGGATAAGTGCCACTACCACCAGCACCGCCAGCACCGACAACCACCGCATAACTTCTACCCGTGATTAATGAAAGAGCAGGTTCTAAATATGTTGCACCACCACCCGTAGCAGAAACAGAACTACGCAAACCACCAGCACCGCCACCACCAGCAATACCGCCACCGCCTGCACCACCGCCTGCTTGAACAAGGAAATCAATTATAGGCGTTCCAGCAGCCGCAGGTGCTTTACCGAGACCTGTTATTGCACGATTGTCACCAACAAGTGTGCGCTGACCATATCTAGACATCGCTAAACCCTACGCAGTAATTCGATTTACGTAACCAAAAATGTTAATAGCGCTAGTCGTAGCAGCAAACGCAGCAACAACCAACGGAGTAGCGTTACCCTTAATAATAAGACCTGGAACTATCAGATACAAACCTGACTCAGCAGGAACGGTAAACTCAATGATGTCTCCACCAGCAGTTGCGCCACCCCACTCAATCGTCAATTTGCGGGCAGTTGTATCATAGTTCGTTGCATACAACCAAATCTCATCAATCGTTGTCGCTGTAGCCGAACCTGTGTGAACGGTTTTACCTGCGGTTGCGTCATCGTTGATGTGGATGCCACGACCATCAGTTGAACCGCTAAGTGGAATTTTTGTGAATGTTGCCATTGTTATCTCCTAATAAGTGGTTAAATCGTTCCCTAGTTAAATACTGCGTTACATAAAACATTATCAGCATCAGCAAAATCAACCGTTGCACTAGCCGTAGCAGTATCAACATACGCCTGAGTAGCCAAAGTACCAGTCTCATTAGGCAAAGTAAGAGTACGGTCCTCGGTTGGGTCAGCAACCGTCAAAATGGTTTCAAAATTATTATTCGTAGTACCCTCAAACTCAATGTCATGGGTAGCAGGCAAAAAGATGCCATGAATATGAACACGGCTAGCACCACCAGCATTTAAACCCTGTTCAGCAATAGCAACAGCCAACTCCTCGGCAGTAATCTTTTTTGTTTCCGTAGCCGACACATCAACAACAGCAAAAACATCGGTGTCAGCAACATCGGCACCAACCAGCGCCGTTAAAGCACTTATCTTTTTATCAGCCATTGCCAGCCTCCATCAAAACGAAACTTCCATCTTCTAACAACAAATCGTTACCATTTTCTAATTCTAAATTGTTAAAAAAAAAATCTGGGTCATTCCAATACGAGTTAGCCAAGTCACCGCGAGTGGTGCCAACGGCACCAGTAGCGGCATAAAACTCGTAACCAAGAGTGTCACGAAAGTTGTAGCCGTTATCTTGAGCAAAGGCGTACATCATGTCACCCAACGTAGACAGCGTTGGGTATTGCGCTTTTAGCGCAACATACATTGCATCATTGGTTGTAGTCATTAAACCACCTTGAAGTTACGTCGCGACTTCTCATGGGCAGCAATCTGCCCAATAAGTTCATCGAGCTCAGAGTCGGACAACTCCGTTGCTTTCTTATTAGATTGAACCGTTACCGTAGGCGGCAACATACGGTTAGTGGCCTGTAGGTAAAGTTGGGCTGACTTGGTGTCACCCTCTAGGGCTTTGTTGTAAAGTGTGTCCAGAAGCTTTTGTGTGCGTTCTGGTGAACCCTGAATGTCGTCCACACGCTTTTTCCACTCGTTGAGGAAGACTTCCTTTTTCTGCCAGCGCCGTAGCGTTGTTTCATCTACGCCGTACTCAATGGCGTACTTGGCTTTGGAGGCTGGCACTCGCTCTGATGGAGCGGTGCACAACCAATCCAAATAGTTTTGTTGTGCGACCGTCAAGGTCATTTCTTCGGAGTTTGCCATCAATGTGTACGCACTTCGTTACGCATGTAACGCTTGGGGGGGACTATAGGGGGGGAAACGGAAAAACCCGGTTTCCCCAACTAGCTGTTAATCGCAACGCCCTAAGCGTTGCGATTAAGGCGTACACAAGTCAAGGTTTAAGGAGCACTATGCCAAAAAAATACCGACAGTTAGATAACGGTCAAGGCGACGCTAGCAAACCAGGTCCAATTAGTTCTTACACGGTTAGGGAATATCCAACACGGCAGCAGATTGCTAAAGCCAAAACGGACAAGGCTCGTCGCAAACCAGTAAAAGGTTACAAACAAGACCAGATTACAAAAACGGGCAAGATTAAACTTAAATTTTTACCAGACGTTCCTTACACTTCCTACATAGGAAGATATAAGGGTGCTGGTTCTAAAGCAGCAAAAAAAAGGAGCAAGTAATGCCATACAACTACCGTCAGCTTGATAGCCACGCTTCGGCAACGCCGAAGTCGGGAACAAGCACATCAACTTACCCACCGAAGGTTAAAGGCAAAAGCTCTAAGGTTAAGAACCCGAAGGCAATGGTTAAAGAGTACAAGTAATGGCTGCCAAGAAACCTAAGTCAAACAGAAAACCAAAAGTTGGCGGAGACTATGTAAGCCCGTCAGAACTAAAAGCAAGCCGTGCAGAAGATGTGCGAAATGAGAGAATGCGTAACCAGTACCTAAAAGACGGATATCGTGACCTAAAGCTGGCAGCTTATAAAGACAAAGTAAAAGCTAAATATGAAAAAACGTACGAATTTAACAAACCTAAAAAAAGTGCTGGTGAAGGCACAGGTAAAGTAGAAAAAATACGCAACGCCAAAGCTGGTGGTCGTGCACAACCAAAGGGAACTCAACCAAAAGGAATGGCAGCACCACCACGCACAGGACCAAGTTCTGGTGGTGGAGGACAAGGCTCAAGATACGGTCGCCTAACAGGTGGCGGTCTAAACAAACACGGTAGATAATGGCCAAGACTGCCGCATGGCAACGCAAAGAAGGCAAGGACCCAAAGGGTGGGCTAAACCGCAAAGGTATAGCTTCTTATCGTGCCCAGAACCCTGGTTCAAAGTTGTCAATGGC